AGAAAACCTAAAGAACTTCAACAAGGGTGAAGATGAGAGAAGGTATATGGAAGGTAGACCAAAGAAACTCATCACACAAATGAAGGAGATTGGATACACCAAATCCCAAGTGGAAGATACGATGTTGTCTATGTTGTCGCTTGGGCGTAAGGAACTGGAGAAGATAGATCGTGGGGATGAGTACACGATTATGGAACGCACGATTGCCGGTGCATTGCTGAAAGGTCACGACAAGAACTCCCTGTTCAACTTGGAGATGTTGTTGACACGATCACAAGGCAAACCAAAAGAGACAATTGACCAAACAATAGAAAGTAAGAATTTCACAATAACTTTGAATTTAGATGAAAGCAAGTTGGAGAGGTGAGGACAAACTCCCACCACAAGATGAAGACATCCAGTTGGTAGCAACAACGGATGGGAGAATAACTTTGGCAAGGTACTTTGATGACCTTTGGGTGGAGGAGTACAGCAATGCAATTATAGATGTGGCATATTGGATGCCTATCCCAGTAACCCCAAACGAATGACATCACAAGACAAAGCACAAGAAATCAAAGAATCGTTCAACAACTCTTTGACGGTGAAGGATTGCTCATTGGTTGCAGTTGACCAAATCATTGAGGCGTTGTCTCATAACTCGTGGCAGAATCGCAATGAGTTGATGTTTTATTTAGAGGTCAAACAAATACTGCAAAAACTATGAGGGTTATTCAGTCGGGACATCTTGGTGATTTAATCTATTCACTCACCGCAACCAAGCGAGTTGCAGAGTTACACGGTGCGGTAGATTTCCACATCGGATTCCGTGAGCAGAATACTGTTTCCGGTCATCCAAGCGGTGGGTACTGTATGAACCTAAACTCATACGAATATATCAAACCATTGCTTGAGCATCAGTCGTACATCAAAGGCGTTCATATGCATACCCATAGTGATATGTGGTATGACTTTGATAAGTTCAGGCGTCACGGATTAAATCTTGCTGCTGGTGATTTGAGACGGAATCACTTTCTTGTGTATCCTGAATTGATCACCGACCTTCACGAACCTTGCATTGAAGCGAATGAACCTATCCCATACTTTGCGGACAAGATTCTTTTAAACTTCTCTGCTCGTTATCGCAACCACGACATCAACTATTTCCCACTAAAGGAACACAAGTGTGTTTTCTTTGGCTACGAATCGGAATACATCGCATTCACCGAGAGATGGCAGTTGGATTGTGAGCTATTGAAATGTCAGGATGCATTGATGTTGGCAACCATTGTCGGCAGTTGCAAGGCGTTCATTGGGAATCAGTCAAGCACCTACGCAATCGCAGAACAGATGAAGGTAAAACGATTGCTTGAGGTATGCGTTCACTCACCAAATGTTATTCCTGTCAACAATGGCTTTGACTATGTAACGAATCAAGGCTTTAATTACTTACTTAATACCCTATGAAACTCTTAATACTAACAGACGGAATCAATGGTGTGGTTTACCATCGCATCTACGCACCACATTTGAGAATGCAAATAAACGGAGAAGCGGTGGTTGATGTCTGCCAATCACAAGCCGAATGGATGACGGTTGACCTTGCACCCTACGATGTAATTGTCTTCTCACGATGGCTTGGCAAGAATCAGTACGATGTCTTGAAACGCATCACAGATGCCGGGAAGCCTTATGTCATAGATGTGGATGACTATTGGGTGTTACCAAAATATAATCCTGCATACTGGGCATATCGCAAAGGGATCAAGAACTCCATCAAGGATGCCATCAACTATGCGGATGCCGTATTCTGCACCACTCAAAAACTCGCCAATGAAGTGAGGACAATCAATGAGAATGTCTACATTGTGCCAAACTGCCTGGATACATCTCACAACCAATGGAAGCAACCAAAGGAAAAGAACGAGAGAGTGAAAATTGGATGGGTTGGTGGAATCACACACGAGGAGGATTTGAAGCTCATTGCCGATGACATCAATTCAATGGATGTGGATTTCTACATTTGCGGTTACACTCCGAGTGATCATTGGAACAACATCGTGAAACTGATTCCAAAAGCCAACATCGTTCAAGGCACTTCGGTATTTGAATACGGTGAGGTCTACAAGCACTTTGATTTCGTACTTGCACCCCTTCAGGACAACCACTTCAACAACTGCAAATCGGAGTTGAAGATTGTGGAAGCCGCTGCCTATTCTATCCCCATTATCTGTTCAGCGGTCTACCCATACTTATACCATACGGGAAATGATGGTGTAATCTTCGCAACCCAAAACAATTGGAAGGCATCCATCCAAAAGTTGATTGATGCTGGTCATTCGGTGAGACAATCAATGGGGCGTTCAAACAAAATCTATTGTGAGACATACCACAACCTTGAATTGCACAACCTGACACGATTGAGTGTTTATCAAAGTTTATGCAAATAACCTATCAAAGACCATATGTCACGAGTTACCAAAAAGACATCCTTGATTGTGATGCTCGTTTTACCATTACTGCTGCGAGTACAAAGACGGGTAAAACGGCAAGTCATATCATATGGTTATTTGAACAAGCGTTAAAATGCAAGGACAATCAATCCGTGTGGTGGGTTGCACCGGTATACCAACAAGCGGAGATTGCATTCCGAAGGATGAAGTCACAAGTCACGGACAAGAACTTCTTTATCAGTAACGAAACCAAACTATTACTCACTCTTCCAACGGGTGCAAGGATAGAATTCAAATCAGGGGAGAAGCCTGACAACTTGTATGGGGATGATGTCTACGCTGCGGTGATAGATGAGGCATCAAGGATGCGTGAGGAATCGTGGTATGCTATGCGTTCAACCCTAACTGCGACACAAGGCAAGTGTAAACTGATTGGAAACGTCAAAGGAAAGAAGAATTGGTTCTACAAATTGGGTGAACGTGCGAGAAGTGGTGAGAATGAATATAAGTATTTCAAGATTACGGCATATGATGCGGTCAAGGAAGGCATTCTCAAACTGGAAGAGGTTGAACAAGCCAAACGAGATCTCCCACTTCACGTTTTCAACGAGTTGTATTTGGCAGAACCAGCGGATGACAAGACAAACCCATTCGGAATTGATGCAATCCACCGATGCGTAGCACCAATAAGCAACAAAGCACCAGTAGCATTTGGGATTGACCTTGCAAAATATACGGATTGGACAGTGATAACGGGATTGGACAACGAGAATCGTGTGTGTTATACTGACAGATTCCAAGCCGATTGGACACAAACCAAGAACAAAATCATTTCAGTTGTTGGAAAAACACCAGCCTATATAGACGCAACGGGTTTGGGTGATCCAATCGTGGAGGATTTGCAAAAGGTATTGCCAAAGATATTTGGATTCAAGTACACAAGCCAAAGCAAACAACAACTCATTGAAAGTTTGGTGATGGAGATTCAAGGCAATAACATAAGATTTCCCGAAAATCCCTATGGTGGGGAATTGGAAAACTTTGAATTTGAATACACCCGTAATGGGGTTAGATATACAGCACCATCAGGTCTTCACGATGACGCAGTCAACTCCCTTGCACTCGCCAACGATTGCAAGAAACACAACAGACCGGGAACATTTTATTTTGCTTAAACCGTTACAAATTGAAACGATATGAACTGGAACAACATAACCATCCACCAACTGCAAGAGATTCACTCTTGTCGTGATATGTCCAACATTGAACGGACAATGAACATCCTTGCCATCGTTAACCATTGGTCAATGGACAAGGTTGAATCAATGCCGATTGATGACCTTACAAGAGAGTTTAAAAAGTTGGAGTTCTTAAATGAGCTTCCAAACCGTCCTGTGCAATTTATGTTCAAACACAAAGGAAGATATTTCCGATTGGCAAAAACACCGAACGAGATTTGCGGACACCACTTCATTGAACTCCAGCAAGTGTTCAACGGAGATACGATTGAAAGCCTTCATAAGATAATGGCTTTACTTGCGTACGAGGTGGATTTCTTCGGCAAGTCAAAGACCATCAAAGATGCTCAAGCACACTATCAGGATAAGTGCGATTTGTTTCTGTCAATGACTGTTCCGTTGCCGTATTCTTATTCGCTTTTTTTTTCGGCAGTTTATCCAGAGTTATTGAAAACTATCCAATCCTATTTGATCAAGGAGATGGAGAAGTTGAACAAGGAGATAACGTCAGCCCGTTAGGTTGGTTGGAGTTGGTTGACAGAATTGTCAAAGGAGACCGTACGAAGTGGGATGCGATTCTCACAATGCCGTTGATTGAGTTCTTGAACACCATTGCATTCTATAAGCAGAAAACAAAGGAGAGACAGAAACGAATAGAACAGGCAGCGACAAAAGGATTCAATGCCTATGTTGTGGCTTGTCTGCACGAAATGTTGTAAATGGAACGCATTCCAACGAGTGCTATTTTTGTGTGTGGCATTATCTATCACTCAACAACCCAATACTTATCATCCAGCATTCAATGACACGAACTTCGTGATCACGGAATCTTCAGGTGGTATCTACACAAAGGACAATTTCAAGTTCATTGCAGATGTCAAGGTCGCATCAATTACCGTGGCAAAACTCAAAGCACCTATCTATTTTGGAAGTACGAACAAAGGGGTGTTCAATATCGGGCGAATCTTGGAATCTTATGTGACTAACAATTGGGAGTTCACCGATTCATCACCAAGCGGATGCGTAAACTCATTCACGGATTACGAGGTTGAATTTGGTTATGAGTACTCACCATCAGCAACGGGAACAATCACGGAATACCTTGACTTGACTTCAGCAACTGGAACGGTTTGGAACGCATCATTGAATCCATTTGATTTGGTGACATATGCTGAAGGGCAATATCTCGCCACATCCACATCCGCAAAGTTTTTGACCAACGTGAGAACACGAACCATCCACAGAAGCCAAAAGGATTGGCTCTATTGTTTGAAGGGAGATGCTACAAGCGTTTTGATTACTTATTCGGATGCCAGTACACAAACATTCTCTTTGCCATCTTCAAAGGTGGTGAGAATTCCCGTGGGTAGTCAATTGACAATACCCGGTGGGGCAACCTATTTTGATGTGGTATTGAAGGCGAGTGGTGTTTCCAAATCCGAGACATACAGATTCAACATAAAAGATGAATGCAGTAAGTACGAAACAACTGACATCTTCTTTATGAACCGTTTAGGAGGGTTTGAATCCTTCCGTTTTAATATGGTGAGAAGAGACAACTTTGAAGTTACACGGAAGCAATTCCAACAGAACCCATACACACTCGGTGCAACTTACGGTTATCAAACATCGGCAAGAACTCGCACAAATTATCACACAGAGACAAGCCAAAAAATCAAACTGTTCAGCAACTGGATAAACGATACGGAATCAGTATGGCTGAAAGACCTGATTGAATCTCCGGTGGTGTATATGTATGACGGCACTTTGTATGCGGTCAACATTAATAACGCCAACTACGAGCAGAAAAAGACGGTACAAGATAGGATGTTTAACTTGGAACTTGACATCACTCTTTCATTCGCTGACAAATCGCAAAGAATATGATCAGGTTATTGGTCAACAACACCCCAGTTGATTTGTCTGCTGATTTTGACATCTCAATCAACAAGGCAATTGCCGACATCCGTGAACCACAATCACGATCATCGGAATGGACAAAGACAATTACCATCCCTGGCACGGCACAAAACAACAAACTATTCTCTCACATCTTTGAGGTTGAACACACGATTCGCACATCAACTCAATTTGCACCTGATTTTAATCCTAACAAGAAAGCCGATGTTGTCGTTCTGTTGGATGAGATAGAGCAGTTGAGGGGATTCATCCGATTGATTCAAATCAATGTCACAGATAGCACGGCAATCGTTTACGAATGCTCATTGCACGGACAAACTGCCGACCTATTCACCACCATTGCAGAACGCAAACTCAATGCGTTAAACTTCAGCGAGTACAATCACACCTTGTCAAGTGGTTCGGTGATAGATTCTTGGTCAAACCAAATCTTCAAGAACGGAACGCCACAAGCATTCGCCTACGGTGAGGGGTATATGTATGCGATGATTGACAAGGGATATTCAAAAACGCAGAACATCACACAGTTTGAGGTATCTTCAATGACTCCTTGCCTTTATGCAAAGACGGTAGTTGACAAAATCTTTTCGGGTGCTGGTTATTCGTACACGGCAGATTCGTATTTCAACAACGATAAATTCAAAAGGCTTGTTGTTACACCACCAAACGGATTGACGGTGAGTTCAGCAGTCATTGAGCAAAGGAGATACAAAGCAACAAGAACCACAACTCAATCACTTTTACTTGGAACGACCTTAATCTTCAATAACGATTCCACATCAGGCAACTATGACAACGGTAACAATTACAACAATACTACCGGTGCTTATGTCGTTCCTGTTGCTGGTGAGTATGTGTTTGATTTGAGCTTGAATATGGTGTGTAGCATAGGTACTTATTCACCTTTGTATCCACCGGATAATTTCACGATTGCAATTGGGATGTATGTGAATAACATCCTTGTCAAGACGGGAACTTTTCAACAGACATTTGGTGTGTTCCCTACAACAAACGATGTACACTTGGTGTATTCTCGTGCGAACATTGGAGATAGTGTGACATTCAAATTGACTCAAGTATATGATTCATTGAACAACACAAATCTTGTCAATAGCAATTTTACGCTTGATCTATTGACCAACTCCTTTGTAGAGAATGATTCCACAGCCTTCACTTTTGGCTATGGGGAAACTGTTGATTTCACTCAATTCTTAAATTCCGAAGTGAAGCAAAGTGATATGCTGATGTCTTTTGTGAAGATGTTCAACTTGTACATTGAACCTGACAAAGACCAGCCAAAGGTGTTACGATGCGTTCCTCGTGATGATTTCTATAATGGCGTGAATGTTGATTGGACAAAAAAACTTGATTACTCACAACCCGTTGAAATTGTGCCAATGGGTGAACTGGATGCAAACCCCTATATGTTTAGTTACAAGCAAGGCGGTGATATAAGCAACCAAGAATATCAAGAGATGTATCAAACAACCTACGGTTCACGAACTTATCAGGTAGACAATGACTTTGTAAAAACAGAGAAGAAGATTGACATCGTATTTTCACCAACTCAAATCAAGAACTACCCGAACGCACAAAAGAACTTTGTCTTGTCTTATGTGGATTCGGAGAAAGATGGTGATTTGAGGATACTGTATTATAGCGGTTTGCAAACTGGTGTATCTTGGAGATTGTATCCGATTTCCTATATGCTACCATTTTACTCAAATCGTGCATCATTGCCGTTGACATTGCATTATGATTCAATTGCAAATCCGACATTTGACATTCTCTTTGGGATGCCAAGAGAGTTGGGTGTTGGTGCTGGTTACAAATACGGCAATTCAAATCTTGTAACTAACTTTTACTACCGATTTATTACGGAGATTACTAATAAAAACTCCAAGATTGTACGAGCATATTTCCGCATCACTCCTTCCGATTGGTTTAACCTACAATTCAAGAATCTTTATTTTTTTGAAGGTCAGTATTGGAGATTGAACAAGGTCAACGATTACAATCCAATGCAAGATGGGGTGTATCAATGTGAATTTCTTTTGGCTCAATTTATACCACCAGCAACTATCACAAACAAAACCATAGGAAGTGGTACGGGCGGTGGAGAAAGTGAAGAAATTAACGGTGATATATATCCAGCAGGGAACTTCCCAATCAAGCCTGGTATCAAAGGGGTAAGCGTTGGCACAAGTCAAGATAGTGGAATGGGTGTTTTTGTGGGTAGTGGGGTTGTTAATGATTCTGTCAATGTAAACAATTCGGGACTTGGTTTGACAAATGTCGCATTTCCAATGGGTACGGATGGAAGCGTTGCTTTGGTTTGTGAAGATTTCACAGTAACAAAACCCGATACACTCTATGTGGGCAATTACGAGATGTATCCAAACTTTTTAAGTGGTGGGGAAGTCAAAACGATTACAACAAGTTACACCGCAACAAAAGATGATTATTTGTTTTTGCTGAATCCAGCAACCGGAGGGATGGTGTTGACATTGCCTGATCCAACTGGGTTGAGTGGAAAGTATTTTGCAGTAAAGAAAATAACGGCAGCACATTCCGTTACAATTGCAACCACAGGAACTGCGAAAATTGATGGGGCTGACACACATAATATTTCCACCAACTGGGCAGCTCACGAGATCGTGACAGATGGTATTGATTACTTTTTAATGGGAGAAAAATAAAATGGCATTAAACGCAAGTATTGACTTAACCGTCAACAAACCTGACTTCAAATCAATGAAGGCAGAAATCCGAGAACTGACAGTCGCAGCACAACAAGCCGTGATGCAGTTTGGCGAATTCTCACCCGAAGCCGTAAGAGCAGAGCAGGCACTTGCTGCTGCTCGTGACCGAATGGATGACTTCAATGACCGTGTGGCAGCCGTGAACCCCGACAAGTTTGCACAAATTAACACGGTTGTTCAAGGTGTGGCTCGTGGATTCCAAGCAGCACAAGGTGCGATGGCTTTGTTTGGCAACCAGTCGGAAGAACTTGAAAAGACAATGGTCAAGTTGCAAGGTGCAATGGCACTTGCTGAAGGTCTTGAAGGTCTTGGAAAAGTACAACAGCAGTTTGGTGCAATCGCAAATAATATCAAAGGTGGTGTAACCAAAGCATTCCAATCATTGGGAAGGATTTCAACTCTTGCATTGGGTGGAATTGGTATTGTCTTGACATTGGTGATCACGAACTTTGACGCACTCAAGAAAGCGGTGATGTCATTGATACCCGGTCTTGGTGCAATGGCAAAGTTTGTCGGTGGGTTGGTTCAGCAATTTACGGATTGGGTTGGTATCACATCTGCACAAGACAGAGCATTGGCAAAGTTGAATAAGACAACAGAGAAAGCCAACGAGCAACTCGACCGAGAGATTGCATTGTTGAAAGCAAGAGGAGATGAAGTTGGTGTATTCAACAAGCAACGACAAAAGTTAGAGAATGACCTTGCACAAGCTCGTGCAAACTACGGGAAGAACACGGAAAAAGAGTGGGGCAAGATTATTCTTGATACCAAAAACGCTTTGGCAGTTTTGAAAATTGAAGAACAGAACTTTCAAAAAGAACAAGCACAAGCACAAGCGGATGCAAACACAGAGGCTGGGAACAAAAGGAAAGCCGAAAGGGACAAACAGATTCAAGATGAGAAAGACCGACAAGCAAAATTAGAAGCCGTACGAGTAAAGACACAAGATGAATTGATATCAGCCGAATTGTCTGCAAATGAAGCAGCAAGACAATTGAGATTAGCACAAGCCACAGATGAAGGAGAACGCATTCAAATTGAATACGAAAACAAACTGGCTGCACTCAAAGAAGCACAGATTCAAGAAGAGATCGCACTTGCTGGAAATGAAGAAGCGTTGGCGTTGGTGCGTCAAAAATATCGTGATCAAGAATTATTGGCACTGACTGAAGTTGATGCAGCAGAAATAAAACTTGCCGAAGATACCGCAAAAAAACAAAAGGAGATTGATGACAAAGCCACCGACGATGCACAGAAGAACACAGACAAAATAATTAAGCAAGAAGAAGCCAAACAAGAAGCAAAAAATACACTTTACAAAGCATCAATAGATTTGGCGAATTCAATCGCAGCGTTGGCAGGAGAGCAAACCAAAACGGGCAAGGCAATTGCTTTGTCAGTTATCGCAGCAGATACGGCAATGGCAATATCAGGGGCATTGAATGTCACACAGAAACCATCACCCGACAACATCGCCACCGGTGGTCTTGCCGGTGCTGCGAAATACATCGGATTGGCTGCAATGATTTTGACCAATGCAAAGAAAGCACGAGACATCCTCAAAGGTGGTCAGCCATCTGCACCAAGTGGAATGCAATCAAGCGGAGGAGGTATGCCACAAATGGCAGCACCACAAATCTCATCTACATTGCCACAAGTAAGCGGATTTGAACAGAGGGTTTATGTGACGGAGGGTGACATCTCACGCACACAAGGTCGGGTTGCATCGTTGAAAAAGGTATCTGTTACACAATAACGCTATTTGAATAAGATGAAACTACCAGTTTACAAATTAGACATCAACGAATTTGACGAGGAGACAGGGATTGACTTTGTTTCGCTCGTTGAAAACGCAGCCATCCAAAAGGACTTTTTAGCATTCAGCGAAACGCCTATCAAATTTGCCATCCAAGATGAGGAGAAAAGAATCGTGACTGGTGCTGCGATGATTGCCGATTTACCCATCTATCGCAGAGATGACATCCGTGGTGAATACTATGTGGTATTTGACAAGGAGAGCATCTTCAAGATTGCCAAAAAGTGGGCAAGGTCAAACCAGTACAACTCCGTGAACGCTCACCACAAAACACCCATAATGAATGGCGTGAGTTTGTTTGAATCATACATCATTGATCGTGAAAGAGGTGTGATGCCACCAAAGGGATTTGAAGAGGTTGCCGATGGTTCTTGGTTTGTCTCTTATCTCATTGACAACGATGATGTGTGGGCAAAAGTGAAATCAGGTGAGTTCAAAGGATTCTCGGTGGAAGGTGTTTTTGATTTCCCTGAAGACCAAGAAGAACAACTCATTGAGCAGATGAAAGAGATTCTATCAAGGTGGAATGGAAAGTAAAATTGCAACAAGTAAAAACAAAATCTAATTTATATCAAAATGAACGCAAAAGAAACACTCAAGGAAATCCGCACGATGTTGGGATTCTCCGAAGAAGAAATCAAAGTTGAGATGGCAACCGCCACTTTGACTGATGGAACAATCGTTGAATGGGAAGGCGAATTGATGGTGGGAACTGCCATCTTCGTTCAAACTGCTGAAGGTTCTATCCCAGCACCTGATGCAACCCACGAGGTTGAAGGTGGTTTGTTGGTTACAACCGTAGGTGGTATTGTGACCGAAATCGTTGAACCCGAAATTGAAATCGAAATCGAAGCCGAAGAGTTCGCAACCGTATCTCATTTCAATGACGTTGTTTCCAAGTTGGAATCTGCAATCGCTGAATTGTCTGCAAAAGTTGTGGCTTTGTCTACATCTAACAACCAGCACAAAGAAGCAATGAGCAAAGCAATTGACTTGATTGAGAAGATTGCTGATTTACCAAGTGAAACCCCAATCAAAACTCCCGTTTCAAACAAGAAAAACGACCAGTTTGAAGCATTGAAAAAATTCAAAAACGCAATAAACAAATAAAACTATGGCATTCTCAGTAGGATCACTCGCAAATTACACCAACGAACAATCTACAGATTTGTTGGTTAAAGCTCTTTTCGGGAGCAAAACTGCAACTTTGTTGCAATCTTCTAACCAAGTTCAAGTAGGTATCAAATCTGCTGCCGCTTTGAACATCCTTGCTTCAACCGTTTTCTTTCAAGCGGATGGTTGCGGTTACAACCCAAGTGGAACAACTGCCTTCACTCAAAGAAACATCACCGTTGGTGCTGTAAAAGTTGAAGAAACCCTTTGCCCAAAAACATTGGAAGCCAAATGGATGCAAACACAAATCATGCCTGGTTCACCAACAATGATTCCATTTGAAGAGCAAGTAGGTAGTGAAAAGGCTGCCGTTATTGCACAAACTTTGGAAGTTGCAATGTGGCAAGGTGACACCGCAAGTGGTAACCCTAACTTGAACCGTTTCGATGGTTTTAATAAAATCATTGCTGCCGCCTCTCCAGTATTGGCGAACGCTGCTCCAACCACTTTCACTTCAATCACCGCTGCGAACGTAGACGATATCTTGGATCAAGTATACGCTAACATTCCAGCTGCCGTTGCTGAAAAAACTGACTTGGTTTGTTTCGTAGGAATCGACACCTATAAGTTGATGTTGGTTAACTTGAAAAACGCCAACTTGTTCCACTACGTAGCCGATGCTGCAAGTGCAATGGAGATGATCTACCCCGGTACTAATATGAGAGTTATTGGTGTAGGTGGTTTGAACGGAACTAACAAAATCGCTGCTGGTTCTTTGTCAAACTTCTTTATGGGAACTGACTTGATTGACGAGCAAGAAGAAGTGAAGATGTGGTATTCACAAGACAACGATGAAGTTCGTGTTCGTTTCACTTTCAAGGCTGGTGTTCAGGTTGCTTTCCCTGGCGAAATCGTTTACTTCACCCTTTAATTTTTTAAATAATGGCTTGTTTACTCACACAAGGATTCACGCTTGATTGCAAAGACGCAGTTGGCGGAATCAAATCAATCCACCTTATCACTTGGGTTGATTCAAAATTCACCGTTGCAAGTGGTGAAGTAACTGCCACAACCGTTGCAAGTGGTGATGTTTATGATTACGAGCTTCCAAAAGGAACTGGTTCATTAACCATCACCACCAACGTCTCCGTGGAGAACGGAACATCATTCAATCAATCGGATGTTGTTTTCAAACTTCGCAGATTGTCCACCACCAAAAGAAACGAAATGAAGCTTCTTGCTCAAGGTCGTTGCTATTGCATCGTGAAAAACAACAACGATGAGTATTGGTTGGTAGGTAAGGAGTACGGATGTGATGTGACCGCTATGGTTGCCAACACTGGTACTGCGATGGGAGATTCCAACGGTTATGAAGTTACGCTTTCAGCTATCGAAGCGGAAGCACCTTTCAAATTACAAGCTTCTGTTGTTACCGCTTTAGGTATCTAATTGATTCTTTGTTCATAGGCTAAGAAGGGAGGGCGATTGCTCTCCCTTTTTTTGTTACATATTTTTGATCTCGCTATTTTCAATAGATGCTGAAAGTAACAAAGCAAGATTCCGAGTATTGGTATGTGACGTTGACTGAAAAAGTCACCATTGCAAACCCGTATTTTTTATTCAGTATGAAGTGCCGTCAAACCGATGCGGTGAAGAATTTCATTTTAACCGATGTATCCACCCAAACAGAGAGATACAATAAGTTTCTTTTTGATGAGGGTGCAACCGATGCAAAGACATTGGAAGTTGGTGAACACGAATACCGAATCTATGCTCAAATTTCATCTAACAACTTGAACCCATCATTGGCTGATGAGTTGGTTGAGACAGGCATCTTGAAAGTCATCCCATTGTTGAACAACGAATTATTCTATCAAGTATCGTGAGCGAGAAAATATACATAACGCAACGAGATATGGGAGTTGAACACGAGGTTCAATTGACTGAGAAATTATTCACTACTCAAAGGGACATTGGCTTTGAAAGGTTCACGGATTTGGTTAAAAGAAACTATGAAGTGGATGCTTTGAGGGCGGTTTTTTTATTAACAGAGGATTCATTTTTATTGCTCCAAGAGGATGGAGGTAGATTGGTAGAAAGTTATGAGTAACAAGAAAATTTCACAACTTGATCCGATAGGAACTATTGATGTCAATCAGGATAGTATACCTATCGTTGACTATTCGGAGAACGTCACCAAGCGGACAAACCTTGCCAACATCGGACAAAGAGTATTGGAAGCAAGTTCAACCACAAACCTTGCTGAAGGGACAAACCTATATTTCACAAATACTCGTGTTTATACGAAAGTCAAAGCAACTTTGTTGGCTGGGTCAAACACATCCATCACCTTTGATGATGCACTCCAAACCATCACCATCGCATCACAAGGGAATGTTCAATCGGTGAACACAAAGACGGGTGCAGTTGTATTAACAACCACCGACATAAGCGAAGGCACAAACCTTTATTACACACAAGCGAGATTCAATTCAGCGTTCACGGCAAAGTCAACAACTGACTTGAGTGAAGGAACAAATCAGTATTTCACCGCAGCACGAGTGAGGGCAGTTGTGTTGACTGGCTTGTCATTGGCTACCAATGCGGTGATTTCTGCAACTGATTCGGTGTTGATTGCCTTTGGAAAGTTACAAGCTCAAATCACGGCAAACCTTTCCACGCTTACATCACACACATCCAACACAAGCAACCCACACGCCACCACAAAAGCACAAGTAGGGTTGAGCAATGTCGCAGATGTAGACACCACAAACGCATCAAATATCACGAGTGGTACATTGAGCGATGCGAGGTTGAGTTCAGCCGTTACAACGCAAGGAAACACGTTTAACACCGCCAACAAACTCGTTCAATTAGATTCATCCGCTAAACTTCCAGCGGTTGATGGAAGCAATTTGACAAACTTAAACATTCCACCTTCAACGGGTGGGGATTTATACCTATTCTACAACTACTAAACTATGCCTGCAAATACATCACCCATATTCGCACTATCCCCTGAACTCGCATTCGCAACCGTTACGGATGCAACAACGGATAGAACAGGTGCGACAATGACAAACACCGTCACACTTTTAACCGCTGCCACAAACGGCACGAAGATTACGCAGATTGGAGCGAAGGTTGCTGGAACAAATGCTCCAACTTTGGTTTTGATTTTTGTGAGTGACTCAACTGGGGCGAATTTTAAGTTGTTTGACGAAATTGCTTTACCAGCTGTTACCGCTTCAACTACTGCAACATCACAAAGGCAAGTGACTGCCTATTCGGACTTGCAATTAAAAACTGGGCAAGTTGTAAAGGTTGGAATTACGGTTGCCGTGACTGATGGAGTTAATTGTTTTGCAGTAAAAGGAGATTATTGATATGCCTGACTTTGGTATAATGCGTGGCTTTAATGAGAAATTGTTTGGTGACAAGTTAGTCGCTGGGCAATTGCCTACGCAATTGGGGTTAATTGGTAGTCAAAACATTCAATTTATTGTTGCAACAGGTGGCACAATTACCTATTCGGGTGGTCGCACTATTCACACCTTTACAAGTTCAGGCACTTTTAATGTGATAGATGCATCACTTGGAGCAACAGTTGAAGCATTAGTTGTTGCCGGAGGTGGTGGTGGAGGTGCTTATTCTGGTGGTGGGGGTGGTGCGGGTGGCTTATTATATGATGCTGCTAAATCTATTTCTATAAGTGCTTATACTATCACAGTAGGTAGTGGAGGAGTAAAGCCAACTTCTAATTCTGGAGGTAATACAAACGGAAACAATTCAGTATTTGATTCATTGACAGCTGTAGGAGGAGGTCGGGGTGGAGTAACATCTTCAATAAATGGCAAAAACGGAGGCAGTGGTGGTGGTGGAAATGGAGAACCTGGTAATATTGCAGGAACAGGTACAATTGGACAAGGAAATAATGGCGGAATAGGTAATAATGGAACATCTGCTGGCGGTGGCGGTGGCGGTGCTTCACAAATTGGGCAAAACGCTACAACAACTCCAGCTAATGGCGGAAATGGTGGGGTTGGATTAAGTTATTCTATTAGTGGGTCATCTCAATATTATGCGGGAGGCGGAGGTGGTAGTGGTATTGGAACTAAAGGTACTGGAGGTTTAGGTGGTGGTGGTGATGGTGAAAAATACAATATAACACCAGCCGCAACAAACGGAACTGCAAACACTGGTGGTGGTGGCGGCGGTATGTATTTATTTAACGGTTCAAACGGAGGAAACGGCGGAAGCGGTATAGTAATAATCTCATATCCTACATAATATGCAAGTTGCTAAATTAGAAAATAACATAGTTTTGGAAGTAATCGTTGCCGATTCCGTTGAATGGTGTATTGATACTTTTGGCGGTGAATGGGTGCGAACTTACTACAATACGCAAGGTAAAAACTTTGCTGGTGTTGGGTTTATTTATTACCCTGATAAAGACAATTTCTCATCACCACAACCATTCCCAAGTTGGACATTGGATGCGGACTGCCTTTGGCAACCACCTACACCTTATCCAAACGATGGATGTCTATGGACTTGGGACGAAAACACATTAACTTGGATTAACCCAATATGTAACTAATGAAGAATCTCAATGACACCACCGCAGCAATCGCCACCGCCATCACCGGTTCATCAGCGGTCATCACTTTTGCTCAAATTTATCAACCTTTGGTTACCTTTGGCGTGGGGATTCTTGGTATTATTTCGGGCATTTTGGCTGTTATCTATTGGAGTAAAAAAATTAATCGCATCAAATGACCGTAAAAAAACCATCCGCAAATCCGCTTCCAATTTCGTTTGATCAATTCCGAAAGAATCCCGTTGCTGGGGTTGCTTTCCTTGCATTGGTAGGTGTGAGCTATTTATACTATGATGTCAAGTCATCTTACACCGAGCAACTTGAGAACTCCAACAAGAAAATTGAAGCGTTGGATTTGAAGATTGATCGTCTTGGATATGCTCTCAAGAAATCCGATTCCGCTTTGGCTGCTGCCATCACAGAACTTCGCATCATCAACACCGTAAAAAAATTATGAGGTACTTTGTCATTTTGTTTTGTCTGTTCATCGCAGCCATTGAGATTGCCTTCCCAGTTGGTGCAGTTACAACACCCCCGATTGATGAGGTGGAAGCAATGTTGAAAAAGGTTGAATCAAATCTCCGTCAAGCATCCGCAGTTGTATCCGTAGCAAAAGCCAAAGGAGAAGAAATGGTTGAAGGCAAGGTTCAAGAGAAAGCCGAATTGAAAGAAGCCGTGGTGAATGCTGAAAAAAAAGCCGAATCCGTGGTTCAACAGATGCAAGTTGTTCAAAACCAAATGGAGGTGTATGCCGTCAAGATGGTAGGTGCTGGATTAGATACCACAACCACACCAATTGAGTTCAAAGGGAAGATCTATGATGCGTATTTGAACTATCTTTCCGAAGGTGGAAAGGAAGAGTTTGACTATTTTAGAATGTACCTATGGGAGCAAAAGTAAACATCACATCATTCCGTTCTAAACCCAAAAACAAACTTGGCAGACATACCAAGCACAAGAACAAACACAAGAGTTCAAAACCATATAAAGGACAAGGCAAATGATAGATAAAATCAAACAAGCGATGAAGGTGAAGAACTACAAGTTCTTTGAATCAGGTGATTACAACTTGAATATCATTGGGATTCGCAATTCGGATACTGGAAGCAAAGTGACAAATGTCTTTGATGACTTGTTAACCGTCAGTTACAAAATCGGAGATGTGTGGCATTTTAAGAAATGGGCTGCGACAACGGATCCTGGCACAAAGGGAGTGAAGGAATTTCACAATGCTCAAGGCGTTGCTCGTTTAGTTCCCGGACAATATCGTGGCAGTCACGCCATCGGATTGCATCAAGGCAAGTACGAAGCCTTGAAACAAGCCAAACCCGTGAAGGTTTATCGTGATGCTAACAAGGATATGACCTACGACACCAAGTTGATCACCGAAGGTATCTACGGAATCAACATCCACAAGGCTGGTGCAGATTCAACCTATGTTGAGAATTGGAGTGAGGGTTGTCAGGTGTTCAAAAAGTCAGCAGATTTCAATGAGTTTATGGCTTTAGTCAAGAAGGCTGCCACCTTGCACGGCAATTCATTCACATATACACTATTAGAAAGCAAAGATTTATGAAAAAATTAATGGAAATTTTCACGGGTGACAAAGGAGAGATGTCATCAAAACGATTCGTGGGCATTATCGGTGCTTTTGTTTTGTTTGCTACAATGGCTCATAATTCTCTTAGCCCTGCTGATATCGTACCATCTCCAGAGTTGGTGACAGCGGTTGAATTCATCGTGATTGCTTGTCTTGGATTCACATCTATTGACAAGTTCTCAAACAAAAAAGATTGATTGCTATTTGATAGAGATGATATTCCAAAGAATAAACTTTCACGATAACAAACTCCCTGTTTTCAAAGAGAACAAGGCGAAAGGATTCGTGACCTTCGGAGCAGACAATCTCTATCCCGATTTTCTAATTGAACTATTTAACAAATCCCCAAAACACAATGCAATCGTTTCTGCAAAAGCTTCATATGTGGCTGGAATTGGTACTGAAGTTTACGGACAAAACACCACCGACATCGCCAAAATCCAAAACAAACTCAAAAGCATCAACGCCTACGAGACCTACGAGGAACTCAAAGCAAAAGTAGCATACGATGCGGAGTTGTTTAATGGGTTTGCAATTGAGGTAATTTGGAACAAGGCAAAGACCGCACCTTCGGAGTATTATCACATTCCATTCAAAGACATCCGCAAAGGATTGGAGGGTGAGTATGTGTATTGTGCTGACTGGACAGATAGCAAAGCGGAGAAAATCCATTATCAACCATACAACCCAATCACTCGTGAATCAAAGCAATTATATTATTGCCAGTTCTACCGTCCCGGACAAGGTGAATATCCTTTGCCTGATTATGTAGGTGCGTTGAAATACATTGAGGTTGACACCGAGATTTCCAATTACTATTTGAATAGCATCAAGAACGGATTTACGGCACAAACCCATATTCAGCTCTTCAAGGGGTACCCCTCTGCCGAAGAAGCCCGTCAAACTGCTCGTAGATTCAAGGAAAGTTATCAAGGCACGGACAATGCCGGTGGGTTAATTATCCAATACAACGATCCGACAGAAAAGGAATCAGTCATCAACAACCTTCAACCTTCGGATTTTGATAAGCAATTTGACCTTTTGAATAAGACCGTACAACAAGAGATATTTGTTGCACACAAGGTCAACTCACCAATGTTGTTTGGAGTGCGTGTGGAGGGACAATTGGGTGGTCGTAGCGAGTTGATTGAAGCATATGAGATGTTTCATCACGCATACATTGAACCCCGTCAACAAAAGATTGATGATACCTTTGCGTACTTGCTTGAACCTATCGCATCTGTTCGCTTGGAAACCATCAACAAACCACCAATCGGTTTGGATTATCAGGCTTTGTTTACTGCTGGAATCATTGACAGAAACGAAGCAAGAAAAGAGTTGGGATTTGATGAGATTGAAGAACCTTTGAATGTTGCCCTATCAAAACAAAATCCTTTTGGATGGGATGATGAAAGAGACATCAAGGTGTTCCAACAATACGGAGAGAGTGCAGACAATTTTGAAACCTACAAGTTTGAGTTTGTTGATGCCGTTGAAACTGCCATCTTGAATGTGTTGAAAGAGAATAAAGGGTTGCAAGTTGGAGACATCGTGAACATCACCAAACTGGATGCAAAGGTTGTCGCAGATGCGATTGCTAAACTTGCCAAAGCGGAGTTGATCAAATCATACGAAGATGGTCTTGAAACAACCCCGAAAGGAGTTGAAGAAGTGAAGAGATTAGAAACCGAGATTGTCGTGCGTTATGGCTACGCTTTAGCCGCTGGAATCAAAGGTACTTTGGTTATCCCAACCACTCGTGATTTCTGCCGTCAAATCGTGGAAAGCAATCGTGTATATTCAAGGGAGGACATTAACGCAATGTCTGCACAACTTGGTTACGATGTATGGAAGAGGAGAGGTGAATGGTATACAAACCCTGATACTGGAATCACCACGCCACAATGCCGTCACATTTGGCAACAACAATTATTAAGGAGAATCAAACGATGACCAATTTTGTATATTTCATTTCAACCACTTATCTCAAGGACAACACACCTTTGAATGAGAATGTTGACGATAAATTGTTGAAGTCAGCAATCAAAGAAGCTCAAGAGATTTATATCCGTGATGTGATTGGTTCAGGCATTTATAATGAGTTGCAAGTACAGGCATTTGCTGGAACATTAACGCAGTTGAATACTACCCTTTTGGATTCATACATCGCACCTTGTTTGAAGTATTACACATTGACCGAAGCAATGCTTCCAATGACCTTTAAATTGATGAACAAATCAGTTGCATCTCGTGAGAGTGACAATGCAAGGGCGGTATCCGTGGAGGAAATGACAATGATTGAAGGTCGTTATCGTGATAAAGCCGAATACTATGCCAACAGATTGAGAGATTATTTGCGGACATACACCAATGACTATCCTTTATTCTTGAATCCAGGCTCTACCTTTGACACCATCCGTCCAAAGAACACAGCGTTCGTTGGTGGTATTTATCTTCCCACATCACAAGATTGTTTTTGGAACTATGACTTCCCCCACGAGAACGAATAAATGGCAAAAGAACAACGAAGCCAAACTTCTCAAATTTCTCAAAAATGACACTAAACCAAATAATCAAAAAGATACAAACCGCAGCGGAAAGCCATAAGATGGTTCACAAGTTCGGTGTTGGTCAGCAGTCAAATTTGACCGTTGAGAATGTGGAGTATTATCCTTTGGTTTGGTTGTATCCTGATGGGTTTAATTTGCAGTCAAACAACAACTTGTTGACATACAACTTTGCATTGCTTGTGATGGATCGTGTGTTTGAATCCGAGAGCAACACAATCGAAGTTCTTTCCGATACTGCCCAAATAATGACCGATATCTTCGCATTGATTGAGGACAACACTCAAGACGATGAAGATTTTGAGATTGTCATCAACGGCAACGCTTCACCTTTTTACGATTCAAAAACCGACATCCTCGCTGGGTATGCAATCAACTTCCAAGTCAACACTCCTTATCTTCACAATACTTGCGTTGTTCCTGTTTAGTTGGCTATGGGCGTTTTTCAATTATGAAGAACCAGTCCGATACGTCAAACCTTTAAACGTGGAACTACACGAGAGAATCATTGAAAAAGAGAAGATCAAACGAATCACATTACTCCAAGAGCTGAACCACTATGATACGATTTTTCTTGATACTTTTGATGCTACATCTTCAGGACTTGAAGGGGCAATCCGTCTCCATAGATTCTGCGACTCTACGCTCAGCGAATAGTTATCTCGTCAAGGGAGCAATCGCACGGCAAAAAGTAGGGCAATTGATGAAGATTGTCCACTCGGATTCCATCATCATTGCCGAACAAGATTCAGTCATCACCAAACAAAAGGTAAACATCGCTTACTTGAATAGTGAGAATGATTCACTTGTGAAGCAAAATAAAGCCATCTCAAGGACTTTAAAGTTATTTAAGAGTATAAGTATAGGTTTAGTTGTTTTAACGCTTGTGGGATGGCTACAATAGACCTCAACAAATTACCCGATGCGTTGGATACTTACTTAGGGGATGCTTCCGAAGGCTCACTCCTTCAGCAAATCATCATTGATTGGTGGAACAAGAAGGTAATACCACCAATTTGGGCGAATCTTGACAACAAAAACATCAATGCGTCTTCAGTTCTTCGACAATCTTTTGTCCCAGGAGAGATCACCAAATCACCCACATCCATCAACACCATCCTTCTCGCTGAAGATTACTGGGAGTTCGTGGAATACGGAAGGAAGCCAACAAGAAATGGTCACATTGAAGGCACACCGTATCTATGGCAGTCAATCCAAGAATGGATGGCATTCAAAGCCGTCAAACCACCTGAAGATTTTACCTATGATTCATATGCAAAAGCCATTGCAAAAAAGATTCACAAAGTAGGTACAAAGCCAAAGCCATTCCTTGAGGATGCGTTCACGGAATCAATACAGATGGAATTGGTTAATGAGTTGAATGCTCGTTTCGGAGATTTGATATTCTCCGAGGACATAAAATTGTAACAAAAAGAAAAGTTTATTTGCATTACTGATAAGTTTATTTTACTTTTGCTTTTGTTATGGATTACAACAAAGCAATTGAAACAATTAAACTTAAACGCAGACAAGGGCTATTTCAAATAGTCGCTCGTAAAACAGGGGTATCACTTCCAACGGTTCGCAAGTATTTGGTTGAGGGAAACATCGTTTCACCCAAAGCCAAAGCCGTCATTGAAATTGCATTGAGGGAGGTGAACAATGATTGAGGCAACAATCAACGGATGGATTCTCACCATCGGTGGTGATAGATATGTATACATTGACAAGCAAGTTGATGACTATCTTTTGAACAATCACTTTGAAGAACTTGAACCGTATATGATCAAGCGTGATGTGTATTTCGGTGGATGCGTTGAGACCAATTTGGTTGGCATTGAAACGGAGCGGTTTTTCTATTTAGAACCCGACAAGTTCACGGTGTTATTTATGCTCGGACACAAAACAAATTTCCTATGAATAAAAGCGAATCAATCAAGAACATTGCTGGTGCGTTGGTAAAATTCCAAGCATCGGTGAGCAAGGTAGCAAAGGAAGCCAACAATCCTTTCTTCAAATCCAAGTATGCAAGTTTAGCGAACATACTGGACACCATCCAAAAGCCATTGAGTGAATGTGGTTTGGCAATCAGTCAATTCCCTGATGGGAACGCACTCACAACAATCATCCTTCACGCTGATTCAGGTGAGTGGATGGAGTCATCCTATGTGATGCCGGTTGCAAAGCAGAACGATCCCCAAGCAATGGGGTCTGCCATCACTTATGCGAGAAGGCAATCCATCGGTTCTATCCTAAACTTGAACATTGACGATGACGATGACGGAGAGAAAGCAATGGGAAGGCAGATTCCAAAGAAAGATGAACTCACACCAAAGCATCCATCCTGGGCGAAAGCAGTTGAGCATCTCAAGACAGGCGGATTGATGACAGACATCACAAGCAAGTTTGAGGTATCTCCGGTCAATATGAAACTTTTAATCGGTGAGAAATGAAACTTCAACTTCCAACAATTCACACTAATTTGAACGAGGACGATTGGCAAGATCTAAGGCGTTCACGCTTCACCGCTTCCGAAATTCACAAACTGATGGGAACTCCGAAAAACAAATCGGAGTTCTTGTCGGAAACTGCAAAATCATTTGTCTTTGAGAAGGCAGCGGAATACTTAACCGGTGCGAAATCGGAGATCTATGGTCGTGCTTTGGATTGGGGGAAGGAACACGAGAAGGAAGCCTTCCACTATTTCTCCCAGCAGACCGATGATTTCTTTACTTACTACGGTGCAGAGACATACACCTTCATCACTTATGGTGAGTGGGGTGGGTATTCACCTGATGCACTTGGTCACCAGTTGGTAGAAATCAAATGTCCGTTCAATTCAGGCAACCACCTTCAAAACTTCTTCATCAAAAACAACGAGCAGTTGAAATCAAAACGCACGGAGTATTTTTGGCAGATGCAAATGGGAATGATTGCAACCGGATTGGAAGAAGGTTTGTTTGTCAGTTATGATCCCCGAATGCCCATCGGCAAGAAGCTCACAACCACTCTCATCACTTTGGAAGAGGACATCCAAGAAATGATTGACGAGAAGTTGAACTACGCTGGAGAACTATTTTTGTCAATCACAAAATAAAACGTCCATTCACAAAGCCAATAAGAAAATAAATTTGCATAAGTGAAAAAAAGGTTGTTAGTTTGAAGGACTAAGAAACAAACTATGAAAAACGACTTCACATTGAACTTCGGTAAATTTAAAGGACAACAATTTTTGTCTACCCCTATTTGGTATCAAACTTGGCTGCCAAATCAATCTTGGTTTAAAATGCCAATACAACTTGACGCAATGCAACAAGCTCAAAAATCAATTTCTAAATTGTCTAATTCTTTGCGAAATTGGGATGGCTATTCTCAAAGAGGTGCTGCAATTGAAGGTCAGCTTTTTGAGGCAGAGATGAGGATTGAGAATTTATTGTATTGCGATTGTGGCAATCGCAAAAATACAAACGAAAAAGATTGCGGTTGTGGCGGGATTTGGGCAATTTAATTTGAATAAATACACCAACACGGGGGCGTAATTGCCCCCTTAATTATACAATTATGGCACTTGACATCATCTATCCAATTATCTTGACTCCCATCGCATTTGCGGTGGGATACGGAATCCACGCATTCCGCAAGTCAATGAAGCAAGAAATTCCCGAAGCCAAACCATACGAGTTTGAAAGGGACGAGTACAATCCTGACTTTGACCAATTCAGTCAGGCGATTTACAACCACAAATTCTATAAAGGAAAAGCAAAATAAAACTATGAAACAAATACAATTATTTGACCAACTGCCTGAGAGTGATTTGGAAATCCTAAAAAAGGCAATGACAATTTTGAACCGTTACTTTGACATCAACACAAAGCCAAAGAGCAAGAGACCAAACAGAGTGGTTCACAGAACTACTCAATTGTGCCTGGATGAAATCAAGTCCGTTTACGGATATGAATGGGTGTACAGACAAGATGAGGTATTTCTTGACATTTGCCACAAGCATCGCAAATTGGATGTATCAAATCTCATCCGCAAGTATGTTGAACTCAATCGCATTGAGGTTGTAAAAACTAACAACAAGAATCAAAACATCGTTAAATTTCGGTTTTTATGATAACCTACATAATCTTGGGCGGTGTGACTGTCCTTCTCGCTTACCAGTTGCGTAGGCTTGAGAAAAACGCTGAAGAGCTACAACAAGAAATCAACAAACGGAATCGCACCATTTGGGATTTGGAGACCGAACTCTTGACAATTAGATCAACCATCCAGCAAGGGAAAGACGATTTGAACCAAGCGAAGATGACAAGCGAAAAAAGAATCGCTGAGTTGGAGGACAAAATTCAAACTTGGAAAAACCAATTTACAGAGTTAAAAAATGTTACAGGCAAGGGTAGTAAAGGCAACAATTAACTCTATTTGCAAGTGGCGGGTATACTTCGCTGGAGAACTACTCGCCACCTTTGAGAGTGAACAAGATGCACACGATTACGCAAAGTTTATAAACGAGCAATGAAGACACCAATTGACCGCTTAGTTGAACACATCCGCAGCGAGTATCCCGATTTGGATATCTCTCCGCACTTGATTTTCAACTTCAAACAACTTGAAAAAATGGAACAACAACTGGCATACAATGCCGGGTTTGCAAACGCCAAAAAAATCTACAATGAAAAAGGATAGACAAGCACAAGCCTGGGCAGTTGCCATCCTTCGTGAGGACTTCAAACAAACTTGGAGAGAGATAGAACAACGAATGGGATTCAGCCAATGCAAAGCACGTTACCTATACAAGCTAATCAAACCACTATGAACCGAACAAAAGAAATCGTCCACGGATTGTTGGAAAAACATCCAGCGACAAGAGACAATGACAATCTCCTTTGCTCATTAATTTGGAGACAAGAATCAAACCTATTCAACTTCTTCGCACGGTTGGAATCAGGTAAACTCACATCGCCCGAAACCATCCGCAGATGTCGGCAAAAGCTACAACGTGACAATCCAACTCTTCGTGGTGCGTTGTATGATTTACGGCAAAATCGCCAACGAAAAGTATTGAAAGATTTGGGATATAATGTTTGATTGATTATATTTGTAGGGTTAACGAGAAGGTTGCAGTTTCTCAAAGTTAAAAGATTTTTACCCTGTTGGAATAGTCGCACTGCAACTGCACTATTTCGATGGGGTTTTTTTATTTATGAAATTTGAAACAAAAACACGGATTGAATTGAAATGGGTAGTGATTAAAATCTACCGAAATGGTGAGTATTATTTTACTTATGATTTCCTAATTGACAACGCAAAAATGATGTTGGATGAACACTTACCAACAAAGCGATGGGCAACCGAAAACAACCTGATTGAAATACGGAATTCAATCTCACAACAAATTAATCTTAATTAGTATGAGCAAAGATCCGGCATTCTTATTTTACTCATCGGATTTCTTGACTGGTACTTTGCTGATGTCAATGGAGCAAAAAGGGAAGTTTATCACTTTGCTTTGCATCCAGCATCAAAAAGGACATATGATTGAAAAAGATATGTTACAGATATGTGGAACATATGATGAAGATATATTCAGTAAATTCAAGAAAGACAACGATGGCAAGTTCTACAACGAGAGATTGAAAGAAGAGGTTCAAAAGAGAAAAGCATATTCGGAATCAAGAAGGAACAATCGTAAAAAGAAAGAAGATATGATTGACACATCTAAAACATATGATGAACATATGGAAAATGAAAATGAAAATGAAAATAAAGATTTAAATAAAAGTAAAAAGGTAGCATCATTTCAAAAACCAACTCTTGAACAAGTAGAGGAGTATATGAAAGAAAGAGGAATGAGCAACTATGCAAGTCGTTTCCACAACTTTTATGAATCAAAGGGATGGATGGTAGGTAAAAACAAAATGAAGGACTGGAAGGCAGCGGTGAGGAATTGGGAAGATGATAAAAAAACTGCACCAAAAACAGAAGCTCCAGTATTAAAAAGATTTAATTTGGCGGACTATGAATGAGAAATTAGAAGATTACATTTTGGGTCAATTGTTGTTTTACGAACAAACACGGGCGTTGTTACCAAGAATGAAAGCGGATTGGTTTGAGATACCATTGCATCGCAAAGTGATTAAGAGGATGCAAGACAAATACTTTGATAATGAACCAATAGATTATATGAGTTTAACCGATGGTTACACCAAGAGCGAACGAATGCAAGTGATAATGATTGGACAAAATGTGTCCAACGTGGCAAATGTGAGCGAGTATCTTCCGAGGTTAGAACAAAGCTTTTTGCAAAAGCAATTCATTGCACAATTGGGGCAGATTGATTTAACCAAAAGTTTGAAGGAGTTATTGGAGTACACACAAAACGCAATTGATAACACGAGGTTCACAACCATACACGATCCAGTTTCAATCCACAAGGTGAGTGCAAAAGCATTGGACACCATAACAGAAGCCATAAGCCGTGGCGAAGCCATAACAGGCAAAAGAACGGGTTGGAAATCGCTTGACAAAATGTTGGGAGGTTGGAACGCTGGTGATTTGATAGTGATGGCAGCGAGACCAGGAATGGGTAAAACTGCACTTGCATTGTCTTTGATATATGAGTTTGGCAAATTGGGTGGTAAGGGGTTAATTATCAGTTTGGAAATGAGTGCAGAACAATTGGCAAAAAGATATTTCTCATTGATCACCGAAATTGTCAATTGGAAGATACGCAATGCGACATTGAGAGAACACGAACTTTTCCATTTATGTGATTCTGTCAACAGAAGCCAAGTAGATTTCTTTGTTGACGAAGAACCCAACGCATCTATTCAGCAAGTCAAAGCCAAAGCCAAAACGCACAAAGCAAAGCACGGGTTGGACTTACTCGTGATTGACTACATCCAGTTAATGAAGGGTAGCAAACAAAACAGAGAGCAAGAAATTGCGGAAATTTCAAGGGGGTTGAAATTGTTGGCAAAGGAATTGCAAATCACCGTGATTGTGTTGGCTCAGTTATCACGGAAGCCTGAAGATAGAGCAGACAAAAGACCGATGTTGTCCGACATAAGAGAGAGCGGAAGTATCGAACAAGATGCAGATGTGGTTATGTTCCCTTTCCGACCAGCCAAATATGAAAGCGTTCAACCCGAAATCGAAGAAGCCGAATTGATTATATCAAAGAACAGGCACGGTGAATGTGGAATCATTGATGTCAATTATATTGGCAATCGAACAATGTATAAAGAAAGAGGATGACAAAGAGATGGACTAAAGCCGAGAGCGATGAGCTTGTAAAATTGTACCCCACAACATTGTCAAAAGATTTGGCAATTCATTTCGGGTGCAGTATAAAACGCATTTACAACCGTGCAAAAAGAATCGGATTAAACAAAGACCAGGACTGGTTGATGAGCTACTACAAAGAAAATTACAAAGGGTATGAACACACCCAATTCAAAAAAGGAATGAAGTCGTGGAACAAAGGAATGAAGGGTTTACAAATCGGAGGGAAAGAAACCCAATTTAAAAAAGGGCAACCACCACACAACACCAAACCAATTGGACATCGTTCATTCCGTGATGGATACCTGGTTGAAAGAGTGGAGAAGGGATTTCAGTTTGTTCACATCCTTTTGTGGAAACAACACAACGGAGAAGTTCCAAAGGGAATGTTTGTGGTGTTCAAAGACCGAAACAAAAACAATATCACAATTGAGAATTTGGAAGTGATAGATCGTGTAGAGCATATGCGAAGGAATCACGTTCAAAATCTCCCAAAAGAATTACTCGAAGTTGTACAAATCAAAAAATCATTAACAAGAAAAATAAACTCCTATGGCAAGAAACAAAATTAACGACCTACGTGATCACCTATTCGAAACACTTGAACGATTGAAAGACGGTGACATTGACGTACAAACTGCAAAAGCAATGGCAGATGTCGGACAAGTAATCATCAACTCAGCAAAGATTGAAATTGATTTCATTCGTGCAACTGGATCAACGAAGGATTCAGGGTTTATCAAGTTAGGCGATGGAAATGAAAAGTTAGTATGACAATCATTGACTACCGAAGAAGCAACCAGCTACGCACTAAGGCGAGGGTTTTGCCAAACTACAAAGAATTCATCCAACTTGTTGAAAAAGATAAGAGGGTGCAATGCTATCACACTCTCCAAGATATGCTCTTAGATGCGTTCAAATGGGATCAAACACCACAAGGTCACGAGTATTGGCAATCCATCTATGATTCAATTCAAGTGAAAGACCATCCGCATTGCCCACAATGTAAGTGCATCGGACGTGTTTGGTTGCTCAAGACCGTTAACAAGTACAAATGTCAAAAGTGCAAAATCACATTCCTATGAACCAATTCCAAGAAACCCACAACCTAAAGCAAGAAATCAAGCGATTGCGATTGATGATTTCGCACATAACCGTCACACACGACAAAGAGATAGCAAGGCTCAAACGTGAAATCCTTAAACCAAAATGCGACATCAACAACATTGACGCACATTGGACAGATGCAATGAGGGTATGTTGTCAAGCCTACGACACAACGCCTGATCTCGTCATCTCGCACAACCGAAGACAAGCCATCGCCTATTCACGTCATATGTTTTCGTATTTATGCCGTAAACATTTGAAGATGACATTTGCATCAATTGGCTATATACTACATAGAGACCATTCCAGCGTGATGAATGCGGTGAATGTATTTGACAATTTGATAACTCACGACAGAATAACACGCCAACACTATGAGAAAGCCGTTCAATTATTGGGTGATTACTTGCACCAAAGGGATATCATCGAGCATCCATATCCTGTATGATGAGGAACAAGTTTTGAGATGCCAAAAAAAATACGAAAAACAAGGTTATATTTGCATTATTGAAAAGAAAGATTGAAAAAAGCCGACATCATATTGGAATTGTCCAAAGCTGATTGGCTGATCAAAGCAACCAGGAACATCGCCAAAGATAGAGAGTTGGCAAGGGAGTTGTATCAATTTTACTTTTTGACGTTACTTGAAAAACCCGATGAGCAAATCGAAAAAATATATAGAGACGGATACATCCAATTTTGGTCAATCCGTCTTTTATACCTTTGTGTCAACGGCAACCGGCATCCCTTCGGTGAATCAAGAATATACGATCAATACGATGTGTACGAGCTTGACTTCGCTGAGGAAATTGACCTACTGGATGAACGTGAACACACCGAAGGAATTGAACTTGAACGAATCAACAAAATAAATGAAGTCACAGAATCCGCATATTTTTACGAAAGGGAGCTTTTCAAACTATGGTGTTCAGGAATGTCCGCACGAGCAATCCATAGAAAGACAGACATCTCCGTTCGTGAAGTGCTGCGAGTTATCAAACTAATGAAAGACAGATGCACACAGAAATAATTGGGATTGCTTGTTTAAGCATCATCATTGTAAACTTTGGCAAACCAGCCGACCTACTTAAACGCTATCTATATGGGAGCGATTACTCCAAATGGAAGCGAATGAAACCACTTGATTGTGCGTTTTGCCTTTCGTGGTGGTTGGGGTTGTCCTTCTTTTTGTACACTTATGGTTGGGTGGGGATACTTTACGCATCCATCGCCACCGTGATTGTTGCACTTCTTGAGACGAAGATATGACCGCTAAACAAAAGGCAAAGGAGATGGTTGACAAATTCACCGTGGTTGGATTACAACAACGCAACGAGGGAATTCAATGTGCATTGATTGCCGTTGAATCAATCATTGACAACATCGAAAACAAAGAAACACCCAATGTTAAAATGTGGTATTGGGAAGCCGTTAAAAAAGAAATCGAATTACTATGAGTCCAAAAGACAAAGCCAATATGATATACCACAAGTTTATGCTTGTGAACGCAGAATCGGTTGAACTGGTAACGGGAGAATATGAGGTTCTTTTCTCACTATCGGAAGACGATGCAAAGAAATGTGCAATCATTCACGTTGAGGAATTAATCGAATTCGCATCACCATACAAAAACGTCTATGATTTATACGAGGATTTCAGTCCCAAAGACCAATGGACGGAAAAACAATTTTACACCAAAGTACTTGAAGAACTTTACAAACTATGAGCAACATTGAATTCATACTATCACTCCAACCCCTTTACGATGTTTGGAAGAAAACACAAGTGTTCGCACCAACACCTGAACAAGGTGCAATCCTTAACAACGTACACCGTGAAATTTTCGGGCGTAATCTTCCAAACTGCTCAACGTGTGTGACCGAAGCATTGCACTCACTTTTGATATGGGCAAACCAGCAACAAGACGCACTCACCAAAGCACAACTTGCCGATGATGAGCAGAAGCCAAAGAGAAGAAGAAAGTGAAAAAACACACAATGACATATTTCAACCATTTCGGTTATGACATAAGTGACTTCATCCCTTGTGAGGTGTGTGGCAAAACTGCCGTGGACCAAATGAAGAAATGAGCGTTAGATGTGTAACATCTTAAGCGGTTTGCTAATTAGTAATATGAAGTGCAATTATTGTTCAACAGAATTTATAGCAAAATCAAAATTAACTAAGTATTGCTCAAAAAAATGTAAAGACAAAGTATCACAGGAATTAAGAAGCAAGAAGCCTCAAACAAAAACTTGTAGCCATTGTAGTTCTGTATTTACACCATACACATCACTGGATAAATTTTGTAGTGCAAATTGTAGAGTTGAAAATCAAAAATCTAAAAGGTCAAGAAGATGGAATCCCGAATCCACGGCAAAAAGGATTGGAGAAAATAATCCAGCATTTAGAAATGGGATGTATGCAAGAAGCACAAACAGATCCGCAGAGGGTCTAAGGTTGTTTTTAAGGAATAGAAATGAAATGAGAGAGGAAATGATGGGAAACTACGGATATTTATTTTGTGAACATTGCAAGACAACACAAACTTTGCAATTTGAAATGCACCACATCGTGTATAGAAGTGAAAAACCAAATCATCCAAACTTACACGACAAAATCAATTTGATTAATTTATGTATTCAATGCCACAATGATTATCACAAAAGCAAATTGATGAGAGAAAATTTGATTGTGGAAAGGAATTTAATTAAGATTTTTGGGAATGATATCCAATACAAAAAACCTGCGATAAATCTGCGATAAAATGCCAAATAACCCTAAAGCGTTAGAAAACCTAAAGAACTTCAACAAGGGTGAAGATGAGAGAAGGTATATGGAAGGTAGACCAAAGAAACTCATCACACAAATGAAGGAGATTGGATACACCAAATCCCAAGTGGAAGATACGATGTTG